TAGAAGCTGAATGGAACAAAGATCTGTTCGATGAACTAGAAATCTTTGACGGTGAAGGTAAACATAAGGATGACCAAGCAGATTGCTTATCTGACTGTTTTTCTTTACTTAATAAAGACATGATTCTTCCTACCTTCAGTTTACCTGATCTTGCTGGCCCTGCCAACAACAATCTTTCTTCTCTTTCTTCTGGTCTGACTCTACCACAAACGGGTTTAACTTTACCTAATATATACATTGATTAAACAAGGAAAAATATGACAATTTTAGAAGGCGTATTAAAAACATTTGGTCAGGCCGATAAATTAATCCCTCTTGCAGTAACTGAAGATGGTAGTTTAGCGACTTCTGGTGCAAATTCACAAGCCATTCCAGACTTTGATAGCGCAGCAGATTTAGCTGCAGCTTGGCAAAACTTTCAGGAAGTTAATTGGGCTGCTGGTGACTTCGTTACCGCTGTATCAGGTACTAATGGTCAAGCAATTGTAGCTTTATCAGGTTCTCCACTTACTACAGGTGAAAGCTCTGTAACTAACGTAAATAAGGCTGTCTCTCAACCTTGTGCTTTAGAAATTGCGTCAAGCTTTGTTCGAACAGGTATTAGTTTTGCTACTGCATCTTTGTTTGGTAATAATCCATTGACAGGTTTAGCAGATACTGTTCCAGATCCAATTAACATTGTTAGTTGCTATCAGTCAAACGCTGTACAAGGTGCTGCCTATTCTGCTGTAGCTGGTACAGTAATGCATATTGTTCTAGAAACTGCACTACCACGTGTAGGTACTAATCAAGCTGTATTTATTGGAGATTGGGTAAATCTTGATGGCCTAGTTGATACTAG